ATAAAAAAAAGTTTTGAATAAAATTTAATTTTTTTTTTAATTTTAATTTTTTTTTGTGTTAGGATTTTTTTCCCCCTTTTTTTTTTTTTTTTTTTTTTTTTTTTTTTGTTGATTGAATGTTTTTTTTAAATTTATTTTTTTTTTTTATTGTTTTTTTTTTCATGTTGAATGATGCTAATTAATATAGACAAATATTTTATTTAAAAATTTCATTTAAATTAATTAAATTAATTAATTAATAATTTCTAATGCAATATCTTCAATTTCTTGAAAATTTTTAGATTCTTCAATATTGTTTTGATTAAAATTGAACATGATATTATCGGTGTTGCAATATTCATCATCATCATCATCGCTTAATGTAATACCATATTTTTGTGAATAATCTTCATCATCGCTTTGATCACTTTCATATGAGTCTTCATTTTCTTGTGTAATATTTTTGAGATCATTAAAATATTTAATTTCATCAAATAAGATGGAACAGTCTCCAGTACCGCATGGTGCAATTTGTCCCATCATAATATTTGAAGAAACACCAGTAACTTTATCTGAATCTCCGAATATAGCAGCTTTTAGTAATTGATCAGTTGTTTCTTCAAATGAGCATTTTGCGAGAGGTCCAATATCTCCTCTATTAATTCCATGACGATCAATTGACATTAAAGTACCTTTTGTGGTCATGATGTCTACGAGTAGTGCTAAATGTCTTGAGTTTACATAAGCACCTTCATAGCTGATAACATTATTTAGTTCTTCTAGGAGGACTTGTCTGGCTGCTTCAATTCCTAAAATGTCATAGACTTCATAAATATCATTTGAAATAGTTTTTTTATAATTAACATCTTTATGACACATAATATCAAGAAGATTGACACCATCTGTATCGAGAACCCATTGTGATTTGTTAATAAAATTGTCGCCTTCGAAGATACCGAAGGATTGGTCTTGTCTCATTGTGACCTTTTTGATATTATTAACGCCTCTTAAAATAATTTTATCTAATAGATTACTTTCTAAAGTTTTTAGAAGATTTATATCATCTGTTTGGTCGATAGATTTTTGAATATCTTCTTGATTTATACGAATTCGACATACGAGTTTGGATGCATTATCGTCACTATAGATACAGTTAATATCATCCCCATATGCTTGATTGATGGCAAAATTGACATCATCCATACTAATATTTTTATTTAGCATCATTTTGCGATTAAATTCGAGTCTTAAAACCCAATCGGACGCAGTCTCTTGATCTTGGCATTGTGGATCAATAGAATTGAATGATTTATATAGATCTAGTAAATCTTTATCTTCATCAATTAATGTAGAATAGTCGCTTGGATCATAAAATATTTTGGAGCAAACAGTAATATCTTTTAAAGATGTTAGTTCAAGACTATTGAGAACATCTTGTGCTTTTTCCTTACTGTATGCAACACTTGGTTTTAGAAAGACAGTAAGTCCAGGTTTCTTTGGATTTTTACTAATATGAAGAAGTTCTTTGAGTCTTGGAACACCACGTGTGACATTTGACTTCTCTGCAACACCAGCAAGATGGAAAGTATTCAATGTCATTTGAGTGGCAGGTTCACCAATAGATTGAGCAGCAATAGCACCAACCATCTCTCCTGGATTAATCATTGCTTCATAGAATTTTTGTCTGATTCTTGTAAGAATATATTTGAATCCATTTCTGTTAATTCGCTCTTTTTTAATTAATTTTACTGGATTTAAGAAGAATCTTAAGAGTATACCAATCAACATATTACCCTTATTTTGTTTTGTGATAATAAGATCATTTTCTAATTTGTCGATTTCAGAAATAACATATAGAGGGTTTAGATCTGATTTTAAAAATTGGTTGATACTGAATAGATTTTTAGCATTTTCAATGACACGAGTGAAATTAATTGGTGAAAATGCAAAGTTTTGTGGGCTATAATTACAAATATATTCAATATATGTATTTCTATCTTCAATGATTTTATCAAAATAATTATCTAATTTTTCTTGATAAGGTTTTGTCTTCATAATTTTAATAGGTTCTTTTGTTAAAAAGACATCCCAATTTTCATCATTATTAAATTTCATATTATTATAGTAATCACTTATTTTCATAGTTGCAATTGGGAATGCAAAACTCTCAATTTTGGATGAATCCATACCATCCTCTCCATATATAAATTGTATTATACATCCCGATGCATTTCTGACTGTATTATCATAAAATACTTTTAAATCTTCCATTGCTTTTACCAATTTCCTCTGAATATAGCCAGTTTCTGAAGTTTTGACAGCTGTATCAATTAATCCTTCTCTTCCACCCATAGCATGAAAGAAGAATTCTTGAGGTGTTAATCCTTTCATAAAACTACTTTCAACAAAACCTCTTGCGTCAGGACCATCATCATATTTACTGAAATGTGGTAATGTTCGATCATTAAATCCATAAGGTACTCGTTTGCCATCAACGGATTGTTGTCCCAAACAAGCAATCATCTGCGAAACATTAATAGTTGATCCTTTCGACCCTGATTTAACCATATTTAAAATTCGGTTATCTTTATCCAAATTTTTAAGACCGATTTTACCACCAATACCAGTTGCTTTTCCTAAATATCCCATAACTTTTGCTTCAAATTCCTCTTCATTTGTTTTCCCAGTATGATTTTCAAAAATATTTAAATGAACCTGTTGAATCAATTCGATTACTTTATTTTTTTGTTCATCGATCGCTTTTGCCATTTTTTCTTTTGTTTGATAATCTGCAATCAAATCACTAATACCAACACTAAATCCTGATAATAAAAGATAGTTCGTAATAATATTTTGTACATTATCTAAAAATTTCTTTGCAGCTTCAGGACCATAATCATTAAAAATAACATGTACCAAACCTTTACTAGTTTTTGTAAATATATCTTTATCCCATTTTCCTTGTAATGCTTGTCCATTGAGAATTTTAATATAATTCTCTGATTTTTTGGTATCGATATCATCGTCATAATTTTTACCTCCCATAAAAACATTTACATTGGGCAAAATTTGTGACATGACTTGTTTACCTCCCCATAAACTATATTCATTTTTGTTTACGTTTCTCAAATCAGGATTTGGTAGATCACCATCAAAATTTATATTCCACATCATCAAATTCATAAATTGATTTTTAGTAACAAATGTACTATTTTTTGTAATACGATAACTTCCTACTAATGAATCTTGAACAATTCCAATACATGGTTTATTAGATTGTGGACTTATAATTTGTAAAGGAACCGATGCTAAATATAATAATTCCAATGCTGATTGTATAGACTGTGGGACATGCATATTCATCTCATCACCATCAAAATCAGCATTGTATGGCGATGTTACACTTACATTCAATCTAAATGTGGAATAATCCATAACCCTAATTTTATGACCCATCATACTCATTTTATGTAAAGATGGCTGCCTATTAAAAAGTACATTATCACCATCCAACAAATGTCTATTAATAATATCTCCATATTCCAAAATAATATCCTCACGTACTACATAATTCAAATGAATAGTTGAATCATCCGCTATTTTTTTTATTGTCTTCGCACCTGGATATTTATTTGGACCGTTCCTAATTAACTTATACATTTTTGATATATTAAATTTTGTTACTTTCTCAGGATATGTTAAATTCATCGCAATTGATTTCGGAACCCCTAATTCATCTATCGAAATATTTGGATCAGGTGTAATAACACTTCTAGCAGAGAAATCAACACGTTTACCCATTAAATTACCTCGAATCCTTCCCTCCTTCGTTTTTAATCTTTGACGAATAGATTTCAATGGTCTCCCAGATCTCTGTTGAGCAGGAGCTATATTTGGTATTTCATTATCAATCAATGTTGCACAATGATATTGTAACACCATTGTCCATTCATCAATAATTTGTTTATTCGCATTATTGTCTATCTTAGATTTCAATGTCTTATTTGTCTTAATAATATCAACTAATTTATGAGTCAAATCATCCTCCATCCTCTGCTGACCTTCTTGTCTTACGCTCGGTCTTACCGCAGGAGGCGGAACAGGCAATACTTGACAAATCATCCAATCAGGTCTACACCAATATCTAGAAAAGCCAAGAATTTCACAATCATCATCTGTAATTCTTCTAAACAATTTTAATATATCTTCAGCTGAAAAATTTTGACGATTTGATCCATCTTTTGCTATATCCAAACCCTTCCATTCACCATATATTCTACCCACTCCTTCCTTTACAAATTTATCTGGTTGTCGCGCACCACATCCATCCATATTTTCTTGACCACATCTCTTTATTTTTTGACTTAATGCAAATATTTCATTCCATCTACTCTTACCCTTCTTCTTAAGAATTTCCTTTATTTCAAAACTTGATTTATTTATTAATAATTTTCCACATCTAAAACAAACACATCTCATTATTTTTTGAACAATTGAAAAATATTGAATATGGAAAACCGGTCTAGCTAATTCAATATGACCAAAATAACCAGGACAAAATTTATTATCCAAACCATCTGTTGGACATATTTTGCCATAATCCAATACTCCCATTCTTGGATCAAATAATCCACCAATCACTGGCTCATTACCAACATATGTTTCCTGTGTTACAACTTCACATACTGATCTTTTTCTAATTTCATCAGGACTCATAATACCAAATTGAACTCCAATTACTTTATCAACATCTGATGTATATTCTAACTCTTTGTAAAAAGGCATTATTATTATTATTATACAAGTTTTTTTTTTAAGCAAAAATAATTTAGATTTATTAATCAATTTTTTTTTTTAAAAAAAATAAATACTATTTAAAAAAATAATAATAAAATAATTTATATAATTCCTGATAAAAATAAAAATAAAAATAAAATTAATTTAATTAAAATCTTTTTTATTCTCAACAATACTTTATTCATAGTTAATAACAAATTTCTTAATTCATTAATAAATATTAATAGATTATTAACTCCAAATGTCATAAATAATATACTTAATCAATCATCTCAAATTAAAATTAAAAATTTATATTCAAAATATAATATTCCCTCTCACCAAATGTTTATATTCCTAACAATCAATAATTGTGAAAATACTAAAGAATTCCAATTTAATATAACTAAATTAACCCAAATTCCAATTTATAAATTCATTGATGATAATAAATATAATATAATACCAATTAATATCATAAACCTACCAAATGCTAAAATACGATTATCAAAAATTATTAATAATCTTAAAGCTTATCAACAAACATATCATGTTTTTAATGCTATTCATCATACTGAACCAAATTTCAATAATTTATTAAAATTAAATAAAATTATATTAGGAAAAAGTCATCGAAAATTAGGTGAAGCTGGATGTGCTCTAAGTCATATTACTATTATTAAAAACTTTATTAAAAATTCTAGTCATTATTATTGCTTAATATTAGAAGATGATGCCGAAATTATTAGAAGGATACCACAAACAACTTTTCAAATCGATAAAATATTTCCTAATGATATTGATATTCTCTATTTAACAAATCGTGTTCAATCTGATAATAAAAAAAATATAATATCTGGTGTAGGAACAGAAGGATATATTATAAATAAAAAAGGAGGACAAAAATTAATAGAAATTTGTGAATATATTGATTGTGGTATCGATCTTCGATTTCAAAGTCATTATCCTTATTTTAAAAAAAAAACACAAAAATCTAAAATATCTAATTTATTAATTCATGCAAAAAAAACAGAATCTGTATATGTAATTCATAAAGATTATGGAATTTCATTTATTGAACCATAATTTACTTTTTTCTTTTCTTTTTCACTTTTATTCTTCTTGGGCGTTTTGATTTCTTACATCTAAAGTTTGAAGATTCTGATGATGAGTTTAGATTATCATCCTTAAAATCTGATTGTATAGTTTTTCCATTTTTTAAAATTTTCTTTTTTCTTTTTATAATCGTTATATTGACAATTGGCTTAAATCTATTATCTCTTTTGCAATCGCGACATTTTTTTTTTTGATCTATTATTTCTGAACAATCCAAACAATACTTCTCATGACAATAATGACATGGTTTTAAACATTCAGAACAAACTCTCCATTCACAATAAACACATTCATCCCAAACATCCATTAATTTTCTACAACATTTGCAACTCAATTTCCCATCCTCCATTTTAGCAATAAATGAATTTCGTTGTAAAATTTAACCAATTCACATTCAATTTTATTAAAAAATTTTTTAACATACTAAATTTAAAAACTTTTAAAATTAAAATTGAATCTAAATCTATATTTTAAAATAATTTAACATGTCTTTTGGTACTTTAAAATTATATTTGTTTTTTGGATTGCAATTTGATAATCCATCCTTCATTAATAAATTTAGTGATAATTTCGGAACACTCAGATAGGGCTTATGCCCTATCATCAATGATTTAAAAGCGTTATTATTATATGGACATGTAGGATTTAGCTTTAATGAGGGTGATACTATTTTTGGATTTGGACCATCCGATACAATTTTAAATAAAATTAATAATGATACAAATGGTTTTCTATTATTAAAATCATCCATTTATGGAAAAATTAGAGATGATACTAAGTTTTTTAATATAATTAGTAAAATAATAGATCAATCTATTAAACAATGTTTTTTAGAAATAGAAGCTAGTATCGAAAATAATATTTTAAATAAATACAAAACTATGAATGTTCATGGTTTTCCAAAGAGTAAATATGGGTCTTTAGAAATGTTTAAAAATAATGATATACTAATAAATAATTGCGTTACTTACCCATTGAATCTTTTTAAACCAAGATTTAATAATATTTTATTAACCAGCGATTATGGTAGCGTAATAAAATTATTATCAATTATTAAATTAATACAAAAACAAAAAAAAATAAATTTTAAAAAATAACTATTTTATCTATATCTATTACTCAAAAATAACTCAATTTCTTCAGATTCATCTTGTTCAATAATAACTTCATCATCTTCTGTTTCCAATATATTATTATTATCATTTATCGTTGGATCACTTGGTGATATATCTCCGCAAGAACATGGAACACAATGATCAATTTGTTTAATTTGGTATCGAGTTGGTGCATATGTAAATTGTACCCAATGAACCTCTTCTTCTCTTGAAATACATTCAATTGTAACAATTAATTTTTCACAATTAATATCATAATATCCTTTAAAAACGGAAATTTTTTCAAGAGTCTGTTTGGAAGCAGAATTAATCATATATATATCTCCATATTTAATCTTATTTTTAAAACATTTAATGATTTCGTAAGCTTCATCATATTGTTCAGCTTGAGCATTTTTAATTTCCTCATAATCTAAATGTTCATAAGAACTTTGTTTTACTAAATGATCAGATGCTGGACAAAAATTATTAAAAGATGTTGATGTATGATTATAGTGTAAAATTTTGAAAAGAACCCATTCATCTAAAATAGTATTGAATTTAAGTAATGCGTAAGAATCACTTGTTAAAAAAATAGTTAGTGTGTTAGAAAGAAAATCTGTGTGAAATATTTCATCTGGTTTTCTAAAATAATTAATACATTTTAATATATTTTCAATAGTACAACCTTTTGAATTACAACCTTTTGAATCACAACATATTGGATGAATATCATTAGATGAATTATCAAACAACCTCCATCTAAATTCTGAACAACTATCAGAAGTGTCTTCTTGACAAAAGCAATAATGTGGTTTTTGCAATATTGAATTTGAAATGAGACCAATAACAATTGAGATAATAAGAACTATTACTGCAATTTTTGCAAATCTAGCTAATGGTAATTTTTGATTTTTTTTTTTATAATCATTATTATATTTATCTACATATTGAGAAGAATACATTTTAACTTAAATATATATAATATAATCGAATAAAAAATATTTTGAAGAATACATAAAATAATAAAAACTAGACTTAATATTTAATCGCACTCACATTGATCAACTGGAGTTTGTCCTGGATTTTGACATTTATTAATGATAAAATCGCAACTAGATGATGGATATCTAGTAATTTGTAACCAATATCTTTGATCTTGCTCATTTATAGATTCGATTTGAATTGTATCATTATCATTATCATTATAATTATAAGTAAATATAGGAATTTTATTAGGAGAAGATTTTCCATAATAATTAATGGCAGAAATATCAGAATCTCTAATACCATCAATTGCATGAATAAATTCTTGTTCAGAGTAAACAGTAGCTTTTTGTTTTTGGTCAGATGTTAAATTACAAAAGGTTGTCAATTGAGTTGAGTTATTTTCTTCAGAATTAGGACAAAAATGATCATCTGCATTGCCACAAGCATTTTTGGTTTCGTAGATGTACCAAGAGTAAAAATTTGGATTATATTGAATGATAACAAAATCGATAAAATATTTATCAATAAGTTGGATATTTTTTTTTTCAATATGAGTAATAATATTATAATATTTAGTATAATCTAATTGTATTCTATCCTTATTATTATTAATACAATTTAGAATGGATTGTATATATCCAGATAATTGAAAAATTGTTTTATGAATATAAATCTCTTCAAAATTTAAGTTTCCGTGATTTTTAACTCCATATTTAAATTCGGTATTATCATGAGAGCATACACATTTAATTTCTTTAGGTTTACAAATGAGAGTATTTGCTAAAATGCCAATTGTTAAATTGAAAATAATGAGGAAAATATAATTTTTACATTTTATCATCTTTAGTTATTATAATAAAATGTATTTTTCGAAGTAAAAATAATTAAAAAAAGATTAAATAAATTAAATTCCTGGATAGGGGCGTGAATCAATATTGGGGGTCCCTCTGGAGTTAATGAAATGTCGTTGTTGCTCATCGGTGCAGACACATCCATGATCGCATGAAAATGTGGAGGGACAGCATTCGGGTCTGCATTGATTATAGGCAAACATGAACATATTCTTGGGTGTATTTTTTGTTCCATCGACGGTTGGTCCATTAGAGTCTTGAGGAAGGAGAGTTACACGAGCTTGTTGTTTTAAAGGTAAAGGAGTACCTTGTGGTGTGTAAAGACCGATTCTGTTATAGAGTTGAAGATCGGAGGGTGGTTTTCGCCAACAAGATTTACCTTTAGGTTCGAAAACGAGGTTATCGAAAGGTCCGATGGATTGGGATTGGTCGACGGGACGTGCATTATCCCAGATATTATCGGTGAAACCTTCACTTAAATTATTTCTTTTTTTGCAGACGAAGTCGATAGCGAAATAGAGAATGACCGCGGAAATAAGGATAATGATGATAGCGGTGGATAGATTTTTCTTTTTATTAAAATTTTTGAAGAGAAATATTAGTACAAGAATTGCAATAAAATACAATATAATTTTGGTTGTTTGTGTACAATTCATATTTATATATAATGATAGGGAGATAAAAATTTTATTCTATATTAATATTTTTTAAAATAATTTTATTATATTGTGTTAACATTATTAATTTATTTTTTGGGATGAGGTTCCAATCAGATTTATTTTCATTAATTGGTTCTGAGGAGATAAGTGTATTAAAGTTGGATTTATCATTTAATTTTAAATTTTTAGAATAATAGAGAGAGGGTGGGTTTTCAGATTTGGAATTAATGAAGCGAGTACAAATTAGAGTTTTTCCATCATAGAATGCAAAATTGAGAGATGCAATATCATTGGTTAGATTAATGATTAATTGGATGGTCTGTTTTATTTTTTCTGCGAAGTAGTTTTGTGATAATTTAGTATTACCATCTAAATATTTGGAATCTAATAGTGATAAAAAAATGTGAAAGGCGTATTCAGAATCAGTTGTACCACGAATATTATTAAGAATATTTAGATTTGTATTTTGGTAAAGATATTTGGTTAAATAAATTTTGTTTTTGATTTCGCCATTGTGCATAAATACAAAATTTTTGAATCTAAATGGATGACAATTAAATTGATGTACAACTGAATTAATAGAAAAAGGTTTAATGGCACGAATATGTACAAGAAATAGGTTGCTTTCGATGAAGTTACTTAGTTCCATAATATTATAGTCATTCCATGGTGGTTTAATACTTTTATATGAAAACAATTGATTATTTTTTTCCCAGGTTAGACCAAAACCATCAGCATTAATTTTATGATCTCTTTCATTAATTTCTTGTTGAAAGGGTGTATAAGTATCATTAATACTTTGTTTTAAAATAGAATTTTTAGGTTTCATTAAACATAATAGTTTAATTTGTGGTCCTTTATAAATAAAAAAACGACACATTAAATTATTTTAAAGTTAGAAAAAAAATAAAAAAAAAATAATAATTGGTTTATAATTCTAAGGTTGTAATTGGTTTCCTTTGTGCAGGAACATTACTTTTAGATACTATTGATTTGAGACCATTAACATTTAGTTTGTATTCTAATTTATGAAATAGTTCGGAGAATTCAGTATTTTGGTCAGATAAGACTGAATCTAAATAATCAGCTAGTTCGTGAAATACATTTTTTGTGCGACAAAAAGAAATATAGTTTAGATATTCGACTTTTAGCATACATTGGGATGTTTCAACGATATCTTCATTTTTGTTTGCGCCTGTGATTCCTGCTTTCCTCATTTCATCTTCGACTAATGTCAGAACAATTGCTTGATTTAGAAAATTGCCATTAAAAATGATTCCATTTCTACATGCCCATCTACATAGAATTATCAAAATAGTATTCATTTGTAGTGGTTTGATAGTCCATTTTTGTAATTCTTTTTTTAGAATTTCTTTTTGTATTTTTAGTTTTGTTTCTGAAAGTGGATGAAATTTGATAAAAGCATCTAAAGAATCTGATATTTTATTATAATCGCATGTTTCCCATGCAATCATAAATTTCTTCATAAAATCTAAAGGGGGATGAATAATAATACCATAATCATAGATAACCAATTGATAATCTTGAGGTCCAATTTTTCTTACTTTCCAATTTGCGCAATGAAGATCACAATGAACAGTGCCATAAATTAAAGTCATAGATCTCATGAATAGGCTTAATATTAAAATTATTTTATATTTTACATAATCAGATTCATTGATAGAATGGAATGCTATGCCATCTTCAAAAGACATTATAATAAAATGTTCATTATGATAGTAGCATTCTGGTATAATAATAAGTGATTGATCATTTTTATATTGTGATTTCATTTTTTTCATATTATTGGCTTCAATATTAAGATTTGTTTGATCTCTTAAGGATTGAAAGAATAATTCTAGATCTAATGGTGGAAATAATCCATTAAATATAAATCCAATATTGGATTTTAGTAAAAATTCGATAAATTTGCAGAATTTAATAATAAAAAAGCTTTTTTTATAAAGATTAGGGTGTTTTATTTTTAAAACGCATTCTTTGTTATTATTCTTGTATTTACATTTATAGACTTGTGCAATACTTCCAGAGGCGATTGGTTTGTGATCAATATATTCGAATATTTCATTAATATTTTTATCCATAGTGGTTTCAATTATATTTTTAGTGTAATGAAAGGAATGTATATCACAATTTTCATAGAAATTATTAAATAGATATATCCAATCGGGAAGATCATTATTATCATAAAGTAATTTGCTTCTAGTGAGGATCCATTGGATGAATTTAATAGCGAAAAATCCATTATTATTAATATCTTTATAAATAGCATTAACTATGAATTTAGGCACTTTTAGATGTAAAAATGAAAAACATCCTAACAATAATAAATCAAATAATAATTTGATAAAATAGATAAAGTCCTTAAAATAATGATTAGTGAATAAAAAATAAATAGGAAAAATCAAAAAAAAGATATTTAAATAAGACATAATAATTATTATAGTTCATTATTTATTTAAATAAATTTTAAACTAATTTAATAATAAAATAAGTTTAAATTTAAATAAATTTATATTTATTAGTATAAGATGACTTTACAAGAACAAATAAAAAATATTATATTTTATTATGTAAAATTACATTACAATGATTATTTAAGAACCAATAATTTAAAATTTATAGAAGAAGAGAAAATTAGAAATATTATATCAAGTCTGTATAATGAAGAAAAAAAAAATCTTCAAGAATTTATTAGACAATGTTTGAAAGAAATGATGAAGGATGAATATCCATCACTTATTGTGGAAAATATGATTTATCAAATTTTTGAAGATCAAGAGTTAGCGATTAATAGAGTTGCATTGGAAATAAAAAAATATCAACAATTTATTATTAATAATTCAAGTGAGGAGTATAGCATAAAAATGCCCATTGATCCAGATTACGGATTGGGACTCAAAATTGATTTTTTTGAGGATGAAGTCGTTGTAAAAAATTATAAGAGAAATAATGAAAATAAAATTTTGCCAGCTGAAAAATCCGGATTAATTTCAATTGGAGATAGCTTAATTGAGATAAACTCGATTTCTTTAGAAAATATTTCAACCGAAGAACGAATAGAAATTGTAAAAAAAAATTTAAATACTGATTTTGTAACATTAAAATTCAGAACATATACTAATAAAAATTTAGATTTAGGAGAAAGTTAATAGATAAATTTGAAAAATAAATGCTTTAGTAATTTTTTTTAATTTGCTTATTTTTTTTTTATAAATTTTATCTCTAATATTTAAAATATCTTTTAATATATTAAAATATGAATAACACTATATACAATGATGATTTTTATAAAAATCTTAAGAAATCCAAATTGAATCCTCCAAATTATGTATTTGGTATTGTTTGGACATTTCTTTATATTTTATTAATTATTTCTTTTATATTAATTTGGAAAGATAAAAAATGTTTTCCGTTTTGTAGACCATTATTTTTATTTATTGTACAGATTATATTGAATTTAGCATGGACTACAATTTTTTTTAGATTTAAAAAAATAAAGCTTGCATTAGTAATTACAATCATAATTTTATTGTTAACCATTTATATCTTTTTTGATTTTTATAAAATTAATAAATATGCTGCTTATCTATTGATACCATATATACTTTGGTTATGTTTTGCTATTTATTTAAATTTATATATAATCATGAATAATTAAATAAATATGAAAAAAAAAAAAATTTGATATTATATTTATTATTTAAAGATAAATTTGTAATAATTTAAATATGTCAAGCAATAATTTACTGAAGAGTAGTTGGACACTATGGTATCATAATCCTGAGAGTACAGATTGGGAAGAAACTAGTTATATAAAGATTTATAAATTTAGATCATTAGAAGAATTCTGGGCATTATATAATAAAGTTCCAGATTTACATTTTAGTACAGGAATGTATTTTCTGATGAGAGACAATATATTACCATTATGGGAAGATGAAAATAATAAAAATGGAGGTTGTTGGTCATATAAAGTATCTAAAAAAGAAGCAGCGAAGGCTTATAGAGAGTTATCGATGCACCTAATATCTGAGAGGATATGTATGAAATATCCAAATATAATAACTGGTATATCAATAAGTCCAAAGAAAGGATTTTGTATAATAAAAATTTGGAATAATGATTGTGATAAGAACGATATAAATTTAATAGCAGAGGAGATTCAATATTTGGATAGAGAGCATACAATTTATAAAGCGTATTAATAAATTAATAAAAAAAATTTATTTTAATGTATTTTTATAAAATTAAATGATTAAATTAAAGGATTATAATTTCTAAGTATAAAATATAAATATGTCAAAAACAATGAGAACGATTGGGTCGCGAAGACAAGTTATGAATAAAACAGCAAAAAGAACTAGAGGAGGTTTAACAATCAAAAACCTTAAATTAAATAAAAGAGGAAGAATTGTTTCAATAAAAAAATCAAAATTAGCAAAAAAGAACAATAGATTGGTAAAAGCAGGATGGATAACAAAGAAGGGTAAATTTGGTTCATTTAGAAAAAATGTGATTTAATTTTGTATAGATAACTTTTTTTTTTCTTTTTATTAAATTAATTCAATGAAAAAAAAAAATAATTTGAAAATAATTATTCCAGAAATTGACAATAATATAGAGAATAATGTATTATATTTTAAAAGAAATATGATTAAAGATGAATCTGAAAAGGAGTTAGAAGGTTCTAAGAATGATATTTTATCACCAAAATCATTTAGTAATATAAGTTTGGATGATGAATCGGATAGTAGGAAAAAGGAAATATGGATATTAAAAAAAATGAAAATAATTTGTTGCTTAATAACTATGGATTGAATAAGATTTTATTGATTAAGACGAGTATTAAGTGGTATATTGAATGATATATTTTTATTTTTTTGTATAGGAAATGCGGAGTGGGTAGGTAAATTTCCTAATTTGGATAGTCTTTCATTGTTAGTATCTTTATTATTTTTATTTGTTTGATTGGAATGTTGAAAATATTGTGAGTTTAAAAAATTAGGATCAATATATTTATTATGATGATGAATATTATTTAAATGAGGATTAGAATGTAGATTAATGAATGTATTATTATCGGGAGGTTTATAATTATTTTGATTAAATGATGTTGATGAGTGTTGATAAATTTCATTTGAGTTACGATAAAGATTTGGTATATTTTGAGAATTGGGTTGTATAATGGAAGCATCATTAAGGAGATGTTGAAAGGGGGGGGAGGATTGTTGGATATTTTTTTTATTACGGGTATATTCGGATTTATTTTCGTGATAGGTACTTTTTCCAAATTTGTTAATATTATGATAAAAATCTTGTATTTTTTGATTTTTTTGGTTCATACTTATAATAAATAGTTATGAGAATTTAATTTGTAATTTTATTATACAGTAAAATAAATTCTTGATAAATAAAAATATAATTTTATAATAATTATGAATTATTTTTCTTATACGACAATATTATTTTTAGTTTTTAAATATTTTTTAAATTTTAAAATTTTTGGATGGATAGTATTATGGATGAAAAGATTATTTCTTTTAATATTATTATTTTTATTATATAAATATTATACAAATGATTCTTTAAAAAAAAATATACTTTCCTCAATAGAGAAGATAGATAAAGTCCCAATTAAAAGAACATATAATAATATAAATGAAATGATAAAGAAGGTTGAAAAAAAAAATATGGAAATTGATGAAAATATGGAATATGATTATAATATTATAAAAGGAGAGGATTTGAAAAATAAAAAAATGAATAAAGAGGTTAAAAACAAGATAAAAAGGAATGTATCATCGGAAAAAAAGAAATATGTTGCATCGAAGCAGGGATGGAGATGTGGACATTGTAGAGAGTTATTGGATGCTTCATATGAGATAGATCATATTGTTGCATTATATAAGGGAGGTGGGAATGAAATTAATAATTTAGTGGCATTATGTCGTAATTGTCATGGTAAAAAAACAATTAAAGAAAAGTTGGATTTAATTTAATTATGAATTTATTATAATTTATTTATTTCTAATTAATATAGTAATAATATATTTACATGTTGCCTAGTAATTTTGAATATACTGATAAAAATGGTGGAGTAAAATCCAATGGGAGTTCAAAGAGTAATAGTTCAGGAGGATCTTTTATAATAGTGATTGTAGTAATATTTTTATTTTTAATATTATTTTTTGGTTATAGATTTTTTACATATAGTAAATTGAGGAAGGCGATAAATTGTGGGGATTGTGGATATTTTTTTACGGAAAGGGGTGGAAAAGATGGTATGTTACCAAGAAAAATAGAGGCAAGATATTTGAATCCGCCGACTGAAAATGAGTCATCAACATGGTGTTTTTGGATGAGAATAGATGATTGGTATCATAGATATGGTTTATGGAAAAACATTATGGTAAAAGGTACAGAGGTGGAGGTGGAGGATGATTTTAGATGGAATGTTTTAAAAAAACAATGTCCGGGAGTATGGTTAACACCAAGTCAAAATAATATAAGATGTGTATTTAATACGAAAATTTATAAGAATTTCAATTATGATAATTATTTGGAGTATTGTCAGATAAATGATATTCCGATTGGGGAGTGGGTTTTTGTAGCTTTAGTGTTAATAGATCAGACGGTTGCAATATATATAAATGGTGAATTGGAGAGAACATGTGTATTTGATGGGAAGCCGGAATATAATAATGGTCCATTACATGTAAATTATTCAGGGGGTTTTAATGGTAAATTTGGTGCATTGCGATATATAAGTACGAGTTTGCAGCCTCAGGAGATAAAGCAATTATATAATATGGGGTCGCCAGACAAATATAAGAATTATTTTATGTTTAAATTTCCTTCATTTCAAAATATATTGGATTATTTCCGAGGAACGACATGTTGATAAAAATATAGTAAAAAGTTAAAAAATAAATTTCAAAAAAATATATTTATAATTATATAGATGAGTAAATTGGTTATTTTATTAGTGGGAATAATTATTCTTCTTGTGTTATTAATAATAGGATATAGAATATATTGTGAAATTTATAAAAATTCCCCTATGTTATATAGAGGCATTATAGATGGTGTATTAACGCAGGAAAATATAGCTTTACAAGAAGATGGAAGTAAATTACCTTATAAGCAGTTAATATGTATGGAGAACATAGGAAATCCGTTACCAAAATTGGAGTTTGGTTATAGTTTTTGGTTATATATAGATAATATTGGTTCGAGTGCGAATTGGGAGGCGAGTTACATGAAGTCAAAGAATATTTTGAATAGAGGAAATTCGCCATCAATATTGTATGTACCATTAAATAATTCATTAGTAATTAAGATAAAAACGGGAGTAATGAATACGGAAGAATTTGTACTTAAGAAAGCATTAAATTCTCAGAAATGGATTAATGTATGTGTTTCGTTAGATAATAGAGATTTGGATGTATATTTAAATGGAGAGTTGAATAGAAGTTTTAAATTAAAGGAAGTACCGAAATTGAATTTTAATGATATTGCGATTTTTGATGGTGGAAATATTTATGCGAAAATAGCAATTTTAAGATATTTTAATTATCCATTGTATCCGCAGCAGGTTAAATCTATTTATGATAAACATAAAAGACAGACGCCACCAAAAGAAAATATGTTTTGGTGGTTTTGGCCTCAGTGGTATTTTTTATAAATTAATTAAGATAAAATTTTAAAAATTTTTATTTAGTATGAATTTTTATTATTTTCTTATTTTTTTTTCTAATTTATTTTATATATATATAATAAATAAAAATGCCAAGACAAAATGGTGGAGAAATGACTCAATCACAAAAGGACAGTGGAAAAAAAATATTAATGTGGATTATAATAATTATTGTTATTCTGATAGTAATTTATCTAATATATTATGTTTACATGAATTGGAAAAAGAAAAGAAATAGTGAACCAGTTCTTATTCAAAATCCAGCTGATGCATCACAACCACAAGTATTTACATCAGATAAAGTACCTGTATCATTAAATGGTAGTGAATATTCATATAGTTTTTGGATATTTATTAATGACTGGAATTATAAATTTGGAAGCCCAAAACCTATTTTATATAGAGGTACCCAAGATTGCAGACATGCAAATCCTAGTATTTGGTTATATCCTACTGAAAATAAATTAATGATTCGTGCTGAAACCTATGATTGCGATTCGGGTGTAAATTCACCAATTTATGGAAAGAATAACCAAGTATCAAAATCATTAAATCCAGTTACAGATCCATCAATTTTGGGTGTGGAGAAAGTATGTGATATTGAAAATATTCCACTTCAAAGATGGGTTCATGTAGTAGTATGTTTATGGAACAAAACGATTGATGTTTACATTAATGGTAAATTAACTAGAAGTTGTATACTAGATGGTGTTCCAAAATTAAACAATGGAAATGTATATGTAACACCAAATGGAGGATACAATGGTTTAATTTCTAGACTTCAATTTTACAATTATGCTTTAGATCCTCAAAAAGTTTACAAACTTTATAAACATGGTCCATATCCTGGATTATGGTGGTGGAATCAAGCAAAAGAAACTATGCCTAAATTAAGTGTTGGATTTAATGTAAATGAAGCAAGTGGTGATCCTATGTCTGGTGTCCAATATGGATGTGGACCTGATGGTAAGCCACAAACATATGGAGATAGAGGAGGAGTATCCAATGCTTATGGTGATAGCAGAGGAGGAGGTGGAGGTGGAAATAATGGTGGTAATGGTGGGGAATACAATCCATTTGTATTACCAACACCCAATTAGATAGAAAATAAGGAGGATTAAAAATTATCTATGTTGTCTAATTTTAAAATCTATAGGTAATATATGATCATTTACGAATAGATTTTAATAGATGAAACCTAAATTTAATATTAAAGAATTAATATAAATTTTATTATTTTTTTTTTAAATATTTATATATATATATATTATATATAAAAATGTCATCTAGTAGTGATAGAAATACTAATTCTACAGGTTCTGCAGTTAATGATACTACAAGTAAAACAGGGAGCACTGCAGCTGAGGGCACAAATACAACATACAAGGGAGCTGAAAATCAAGGAAATAATGCAAAAAGTTCAACACAATCAAAAGGAAATTCATTTAAAAATTGGTTATTTGGAGATAGTTTATTAGCTCAAATTGTATTAGTAATTATTGTTTTTATAATTGTAATTATTGTTATTGAATTAATAAAACAGCTTTATTTAAGAATAAAAAATAGTAGAAATTCCAAACCTTGGCTTGTAAAAGGAACAAAAGAAGGAAGAAAAAGAATGATCGTATTACAAAATCCTCAACAATACGGATCACGTACATTATCAAGATCAAGAAATGAAAATGAAGGGATAGAATTTACATATGTATTCTGGCTTTATATAAATGATTTTTCTTATAAATATGGAGATTGGAAACATATATTTCACAAAGGAAATGAGGATTCTTGGCCAAATAGAGCACCTGGTGTATGGTTACATCCTAAAGCCAATATTCTTAGAGTATACATGAATAGTTATCAAGAAATAGCTAATTATGTTGATATTTCTAATATTCCAATGCATAAATGGTTTCATGTAACTATAATGGTATACTCAAACAAATTAGATGTATTTATTAATGGTTTCCTTAAAAAACAGCTTATTTTGAATGGTATACCAAAACAAAATTTCGGTGATGTTTATATTAATTCATTTGGAGGATTTGATGGATTTTTGTCAGAAATGAGATATTTTGATTATACAATATCTCTTGCGACAATTGAAGATCTTATTAAGAGAGGACCATCTAGAAAACCATGTACAGAAACTGGATCAAGACCTGCATATTTAGCACCAAATTGGTGGTTGACTGATTTGTATAGACAATAAAAAATGATTAAAAATTTTTTTTTAGATTTATTTTAATTTTTTAAAAAATATTCTAAAAAAAACAAAAAAAATAATGAAATGAAAATTTTTATTTAATTATGAATAAATTAATTATTATAAACAGAAATTTCACATTCTCTTTTTGTATCAAAAAAGCGATTTGATTCACATACATCATCAATTCCAACATTTTTACATATTTGATTATTTAATCCACCAACGGGACACCATTTACCAAATTTTTCTTTATATTTGGTATTGCCTTTAATCCATCCTTTTCCATATGGACTTTCATAGTTTTTGTTTGATTTACATCTAATTTTATCACCAATAATTTCAAATGTTTCGATTTTATTTATAGTATTTGCTTTATATGGTGAATTTAGGAATCCTTTAGTGGAATGATCTAGATTGATTTTATATGGTTTCCAAAAATTAATTTGATTTTCAAAATTTTCAAAAATTCCAGATTGCAAAGCAGGGATTTCATTGATGAGTTTTTTTTTCTGATAAAGATCTAATAATCTTATATTTTCGATATCATCTGGACTAATAGGAGTATTATTAATTTTTAAATAATTTTTTGAACAATCATCAAATGAATCATTATTTTTTACAGATAGTTCAAATAAATTATTTTTTTTTTTAATTTTTTTAATTTTAAACATTTTTTCTTTTTGTTTATTGAATCTATTATATTTTTTTTGTATATTTTGAATATCATTTTTTTGAATTAATTGTGTAACTTCGGATTGTTTCTTTTCGATTTCAGATTTTGATAATATTTTATCTTTATTATTATTTTCAAAATTTTCTAAATTTTTTTTATTTTTATATATTTCTTGAGAAATTTTAGTAAATTTATTTAAAATAATAAATAAAATTAATAAAATAATAATTAATATTAATATAATTTTTATCATTATATATGTATTGTGAAAAAAAATGAAATAAAAAACGATTTTACTATTTATTAATTACTAAATACCAATCCAGCCATACCTGCCATTATTCTAAGAACGTTATAGTTAACAGCATATACATCAACATTGAAACCATATAAATATTGTAATGTTTCGTTATCACTAATTCTTCTTGGAGTTGGTACACATTCGATTTCGAGTTGTATTCTATTTATTCTCGACATGTTACAAGATCCAGATGGTTGAAATAAATCTTTTTCTATAGAAAATGAATATACATAAATTCCAGTTTTCGGAGATCGGATTGAATATTCATAAGGTTGTAAATAATTAAAAAATTCAAAATCTTGATATCGAATGCGTTCTTCCCCATTAAATAAAAGTCTTGCTTTTTTAAGAATTTGATTTTGATAATATTGCATATTTGATTTGTTTGGTATTTCTAAAGAATTTGTTTCTAAATTATTATTATTTTCTTTAATCAAAGCTAAGTAGGATACTGTAAATGGATCTAAATCTTCGTTAGTCCAATTTGAATAATTTGTCCAATCATTTCTAGATGAAACATCACTTCTTTTTGTGGTCCATATTAATTGTTTAACCGGATGATGTAATTTTAGCTCTAAAGATTTAGATCCAATTACACCTAAATGTTGAGATAAATATGTTTGAGTAATAAGATATTCATGAGTTGTTTTTGCAAATCTTCTTCTTTCTTCTTTATCTAAAAAAAAATAATTAATTAAAAAATATGGATTTAATCCCCATCCTCTAAAAGGTTGATTCCTTAAAATTGTTTCTTCATTATTTAGATCTTCTTCTAACCAGTTTTTTCTTTCTGTAATAAAATTATTTATATTTTGTTCCGATCTTAATGAATTTGGTTTGACTCTAGTTCCAAATCTAGATGAATTCGGATCTGTCTCAATAATTGTATATAAATCAGTTAATGGTCTTAATTCAATTTTTAGGAATACATCATGATATTGTAAAGCGATAAGTGGTAAGGATAATCCAGGATTTTGACAAAACCAAAAATTAAGAGGGATCATTAATTTTCTCCCTTTAATTGAAGGTGGTCTTGAATATAAAAAATCATCATTATCATCAAAAATGATATTTAGTGGATCTAGATTTTGTACAAACGTATTCTTCTTGATTGGTGAATCAATATCTAAATTTATTAATGACGATGATGGATAAAGACCATTATTACCTAATACTGATTCAGGATCATAAATATCGGTAGTATTTCCAATTAATTTATTATAGGATGATATACTTCCCTCAGTTAGATTTAGTTCACTCCATATTTGCATCCATTCTCCATATTGTTTATCAATTTGTTGTCCACCAATACTAATTTGGACCCAATTAATCATAGTCGTTCCTAAATTTTTTACCCATCTAAATTTATAAAGACTGAGATCTAAATTTTTTTTATTAATAATAATTTCTTTTAAATTATTTTGATCATATCCAGAATAAATATCAGGCAATTCAATTACAAAATAAATCTGTTGTATAAGATCACCATTTCTATCAATTTTACAAGATAATTGTATTGGAACATTTTCAGATAATTCATTAGGTCCAGTAATATCTTGTCTAATATATTCAAAAGAAAAATTTGTATATCTTCTGTATACTACTTTAAAAAAAGTCATCTGTGGATTTCCATTTAAATATTGATTTTGCGAACCATACGCGTTCAATTGTAATAACCCACCCGGCATTATAATTTATATCTTTATATTCTTTTAAATACATTTTTTAATAAATTTTACAATAATAACAAATTAAAATAAATTATTTTAGATTTTAGGCTCAGCACTTTTTGCAAGTGCTTCTTTAACAGCCCCATGTCCATATTTTCCTGATTGATTTAATGTTTCCACCACAAATACTAGCAAAAAATCACGACCATTAAAATCATATCTAGTTCCATCATAATTTAACATTTCTATTCTTATTTGGGCTAATCTCGGTAAAGGTGGATTAAAATTCCTTCTATACAATGTTCTCGTATAATCTGCTCCTATATTATCTGGTATAACTTGTCTAAATGGTATTATTGTGAATGAATCCTGAATGGAAGATGACCATGAATCAATTTTATGACATTTTTTTATCTTCATAATAACATAATTAGCCAATTGAAAATTTTTACGATATGTAGATTTTATAACTCCAGAAAAAAGATTCGCATTTGTGAATTTGTAAACTCCATTATCTATATTCATTGGTGGTGGAACACATGGACCATTTTCACCTATTAATTCATTATCATTAGGGTCATAAACTTGGAAACTATAGTCATCTATAATACATTTAATTTTAAATCTCTGATTAATAATTTTTCTTTTAGATATATTTTCACAAATAGAATCTTCAATAGATTCTACACAAATACAACAATAATTTGGATCAGATAATTCTTCTATTTCTTGTTGTATAATAATATATTGATCAACAATCAAAAATTTCGTAAATTTATTTTCAAAATTTTGTTCAGTCAATTTAAATATTAATGGATCCTCCACATTTGTAATATTATTTGTAACATAACCATCATAATTTTTTATAGAAAATCCTAATAATTGACCTATTGTATTTTTTTTGTAATTTCTACTACTTTCTCCAACATTAATCTCTTCATATTCAATATTACCTTCTTTATCTCTAACAAACGTATCATAATTAGTACGTTTTGGGACCATTTCCACTTCCTGATTGCCATAAGGATATTCTAAACCGCGAAAATATAAATTTAATTGTTCACCTTCCCAATCAAATTTATCATTCTCAATTGGAGATAAATCACTATAAAAAATGTAATTATCCGTTATTGGGTCATATGCAACTTCAATTTTCGGACCTCTTTTTTTATTTTTTCTAAATTCACGATCATAGCCTTTATGAAAACATTCCTGATCATAATTTTTTATTTTTTCTTTTAATAATTCTTGCAGTATTTTAGCCAGTCCGTCTTGTTTGTATTCTTTTTCTATTATACATGGTGGAGATATAATTTGTGATTTTTTTACTAGTAAATTTATTAATGCATATGTATCAGGCAAATATCTTCCATTTGGGCTTGCATCAGGATAATCACCATTGGGAATCTTTACATCAATCATATTTACCATTTTTGAATTTGAATTTCTAATTTCTATATTATTATCTTTATAATCTGATTTTTCATTACATTTTTCAAATCGAATTTGAGGATTATATCCAATTGAAAAATTGAAAATATCATTTGTTTTATTTATCAAATATTGTGATGGAGGGACTTGAGCAATTGCTAATTGTAAAGATCTCACATACTTATATTCTTCTTTAACATTAATTTCAAAATAAGATGGAGATGGAAATTTACAAATATTTCTATCTCTACTATCAATTACTAAAGTTTTTATTTTATCATAGAATATATCTCTAGGAGGTGGTGGACGAATAATATATGAGTTATAATCTAATTGTTTTGGAATGATATTATTTTTCTCATTTTCTTCCCACTCTTTCAGCGATTTAATTGAAGTAAAATTTAAATCAGACATATTATAAATATTAAAAATAATATTTTTAAATACATTTTACTTAAATAATTTAATTAAATTAATAAAATTATAAAATTAAAATATTAAAAATTAAAAAATATATAAATATATTTCTAAATTAATAGATAATGGAAAAACAAAATAACAATTTAAATTCATCAAACAATGAAATATGTTTCGAAAATGAAAAAAAAAAAAAAAAAAATTATGAATTAAATGAAGATTTAAAAAATTGTTTTGATTTTATATCAAAAAAATTTAAAGAGTTTACCTCATCATGTTTCGAGGACTTAAATAATCAAAATAGCGAACAAGATTTAAAAAATCAATTAACAAATTTAACGAACCAAAGTGAAAAAATTCAAAAGAAAATTGATATTATTCAAGAAAAAATTCTTATTAAAGAAAAAAAAAAAATTGTTAAAAAATATGATTTCATCGTTATTGATAAAGAACAAATAAATAAGGATAAAAAATAAAAAAAAAATTTAAGATTTAGGACAATTTGATCCTTTATCATCATCACGAATTAAGGTACTATTTGTACAACAACCAAATTCCGACTTACCACATTTATTAATTTCATTAATATTACAATTAGTACCTTCTTTATCATTTTTGGATTTATAGCTATTAGCACAACATCCGAATTTAGTTTTACCACAACTTTGGATTCTTTTAGTTTTATTACTAATATTAATGATTTCATTTAATGATATTTTATTTTTATTACGAGCAAAAAACATAACTAAACAAACAAGAAATGTCATTAAAAATATAAATAATATAATAACAGTAGGAACAAATTTTTTTTTTAACATTACTTACTTTTAGTTTAGAAAATTAATCATCAATATTAATCAAATTATTTATAAATTTTAATTAAATTCGTATTATATCCATTACATTGTGCACATTTATTATAATGAAAATGATATTTTGACTCTGTTTTAATTTCACAATCATTACAATATATTTCACATATTTTATCACGAAATTCAATCGGCATAATATCATTTTCTATAAATATATCTATTCGTCTCCAATATTCCTCTAAATTAAATAATGATTTTTTACATAATGGACAATTATAATTATTTTTTAAATATAATTCTAAACAGTGTTTATGAATCATATGTCCACATTTCATATACTGAATATTTTTATTTGAACTAAAAATATCTTCTAAACAACAAGGACATTTTGAATCACTAATATTATTTATACATTTATGATCCTTAACAGCACAAATATTACAATTAAAACAATGAATGTAATCTTCTCTTTTACCTACTCTACATATATTACAATGTTCACAATGAAAACATTCAATATTTTTATTAATCCATAGATGACAGATATTGCAATAATAATTACCAAATTTTTCTTTACATTCAATACATTCATTAGAAACACTTTGTATTTTATTACATTTTTTACAAATTATTTCTTTTATTAACTTACGATCAATTTTATGATCATTATTTTCATCATGACAAAACCTACAATCATATATTTTACCACAACAAGGTGAAATGATCTTACATTTTCTATTATAATGACTACATTCAATTTGTTTTTCAACCATTTCGTTTTTAGATTGATTTTTATTCAGATTCATCAACTCAAAGATCATTTTACTTTTTTTTTCCATGGATAAATCTGAATTTTGATGAATTTCTTTTATTTTTTTTCTTAATAAATCTTGGTTCATTATAAAATAAATTTATATAACTTTAATTATTTTTATT